TCAAATACCAGGCCATCTATCCGATTAAATATACCGCTCCAATTGGCTGCCGTAATCGCTGCAGTACCGGTAACTCCGCCGGCTAACTTTGTGTAGGCAACATCAGCCAGTGCCGTTGAACCTATGTCCTTAAAACGCACCATGTTGGATTTTTTCAGAGCATTGATAGCTTCAATTTTATCAGCCACCAGAAAAGTCTCAGTATCATAGATACCTTTCGTATCTCGAATGACAATCTCTTTCTTGGTAGCATCCACCAAGCTGGCACGGATGAGGTATTCAAAATCATTCCCTCTCGTTCCTGGATAACGGGCCTCAATTGTGTAGCTGCTGGTCACTACAACTGAAGCTGCCACCTCATTTCCATTTGTAACCCTATACCCCACTACCGTTGCGCCATTCTCTGAAGCAAGTTCTAACTCATCTACAAGTAGCCCTGATTCCTTGAAGCGCTCGGACTGATCCGCCATATCCACTGCTTTATTTGGCAATCCCCATTCCGCTTGATACGGTATCAAAACGCGGCCAGATACCGATAGGACACGAGACTTCGCAACTGCCTGCAGCTCCACATACGCGCCTGGTCTATTCCGTTGTATCGACATTCACTGTTTCCTCCTTTGTTTTCAGACCCAAGTAGGCGTCTACTTTTTGAGTAACCTCATGTTGTGACAGCAAGACGTCTTCGTCACAATCAAAAAGAGCGCCGGCGACCTCAAAGCGTTCCCGCTTCAAAGCCACTGCGCTCTCTTTCCATTCTTGCTTACTTCGCTTATTCGGATTATCCGAAATAATATTAGTTGGCTGACGAAACTGTTTTTTTATACTCAGAATTATTCACTCCTTGGTATTTTCAAAATTAAAAACCGCCAACTCTTTTGGTGGTTCATTCTAAAGTCGTTTTACTAGATAAGTAAGATTCCTTACAAATTAATCATTGTTAAAATTGGTATTACGTAAAGCACGTATCAACTGTATGGCAATATATTTTTCTTTTTCTGATATATGAACATTGTCAAGATATAGAGGCGTCACGATAAAATCAAAATAACTATCAGAATTGGTTTCATTCTCCTTAGTAAGTAATTCCTCAAATTCTATAGCGGTTTCTTCTCGACTTTTATAGTAAATAAGTTTCTCAATAATAATACAAGTGACTCGAACGGATTCTATTTCAACAAAATCAGTTTTGGATTCAAGGGCATAGAATGGGGATAAATACTCCTCTATACGCGTGTCGATAATCCTCGCATAGTGACTACTAATTTTTGAAAATTTCTCAATAAAGCCAATCCGCAATATCATATCGCCATTCAGAATCCTTGTGAGAATATTAACAAGCAGGTTCTTGATTCTAGTGTCGATAATATAAATTTTTTCCAAATGTTCAATAAAATACGGTGTCAAATTTTCTTTTGGCAGTGCTGAAGTATAAATTTGTGAATAAGTAACGTCGAGTCCAATTGCGAGCTTGTTTAGTGTAGTTTCTTGTGGATCGGTAAGTCCAGATTCAATGCGAGAAAGATGCCCTTGAGCAATATAACATCTATCCGAAAGATCCATTTGTTTTTTGTAGTTCTTTGCGAGTCGATGTTTCTTTACGAATTCAGCCACTGACATAATCGAACCTCCATATACTAAAATATTTTTATATTTATATGTTAGCATATGCAAGCATATTATAAAACTATTAATTTAATTTAGCTCGGTTCGATTATAAAGCAATGAATTTTCTCTACAGGACTACCGTCACTATTTGCAAGCAACTTCGGCACATGTAAAAGGTATGAATACCTGAAGGTGACTTCCATCCTATCATTCTGCTGCCGAGTACGTGGAGCCTCAATCACCATCATAATTCCAAAGCGCTGAGAAACCACACAGAACCTTCGCTGGCGGAGGTAAAGGAAGAAGGGAGATAAGTCCAAGGGGATCGGTTCCCCCGCCTCCTCTACCACATTGCGGTCGATGTCGTAATGAAAGACTAGCCCCACATCCTCTACGATTCGATCCGCCTGTGGAGTATGAACCTTGTCAGAGACAAGATCCGTCTCGATAAATACACTAGGGCGATCAAACTGCCCCGCTAACCAGCGAGATCGATCTCGAAGAATCGGCAGCTCCGGATATATCCGCTGTACGAGTTCTGCCCAGGCTTTCAATCCCACATCCATCATGACAGCATCCTCCCCAGCTCTTTCTCCAGCCGCTTCATAATCAGTGCATTCATCCCGCCCTCCAATTGCTGAACAGCGATGTCAAAGTAATGCCGACCAATGAACGACCGTGGCTTTGCCATAAATCCTGACTTCGCCCTAGGATCGTAGACAAATTTTCCATTGGAAGCCCAGTATCCCGGGACAAAATGGGCCTTATGAATGGTGTACCCGTCATTGAGATGACGTGCGTAAGGAAGGTTGGAACCGACTTCGATAGTAATAGAATTGCGGTCAATATCCCATTCCCAAATGTTATTGTCCTCTCCACGAGTAAAGGAGTTCCACATCAATCCAGTGTCAATCAGCTCCTGTTTATCAATCTCATCGATGACCAGGTTCAAAAGTGTTTCACCCACAGCCTCAGCAATGTTCTTAAGGATCTGATTCACACCTTCATCGTTCAGCTTCTTAAATCTCTTCGCGAGTCCGTCAAAATCATGCACGTTCACTGCCTTTCACCTCGCATGTCACCAATAACTCACGCCAATATCGGCGTGGGTTAGAGTCTATCACCAGATACTTACGTCCGAACAGTAACACTTCGTCGCTGATTCGGACGTCTGCATTCTTCGGCACACCTATTGTCTTTTTGACAATGTATATGACAGGAGTGGATTCTGCCTTGGCATCGGTCTGGGTCTTAACAACGAAACATTTCAAATCTGCTATCTTTCCTGTCTTCCGATCGCTGAACAGATTATCGGCATCCTGCTGGCGGCCGACCCGGTACACCGCCAGCGGGGTATTCATGCGGTGATTCATAGCAAATAGGCCGTGATGTTCCCATCATCCGGCCCAGACTGCTGTTTTTTGACCCACAGGAAGAGAATGGAATCCACGTCGGCATTACCTGTGGTCTTCCCCTCTACGGCCTGTCGAGTATATGTCCAAGCACCGTCACTTTCTGCTGAGTAGCCACGAGCGACTGAAGCCAGGTATTCCTCACTGTCCTGCAGAGCGAGTGACTCCGCCAGTTTGACCCAAGCCAACATGAGCTGCTTGTCTCCCACCTCTGGAAAAGGAACAGGTAAATACAACTCGATCCGGGTCAGCGCATCATCAATGTACTGCTCAAGCTGTTCACCAGTCGCCTCCTGCACGGCGCTAACGCGGCTACGGCTCTTAAGGAGTGTCGCTGTCAGCATCCGGCACACCGCCTTCCAGTGCCTTCAGGACGGCAATCAACTCCGGCTTCTTCATATCCGTGAAACCTTCAATACCGGTTTTCTTCGCCTTGTCCTTCAGCTGCACCACCGACAAATCCTCCAACGGAATGATCTTCTCTGCTTTCACCTCAAAATCAGGATGATCACGCAATTTGTCCAGCACAACCGAATCATCCACCAGCACCGGCTTAGCCGGCTCGAACCGAATACTGTACAACCGAAGGGAGGCGTTCTTGCCTCGGTAAGTTACGTAGGACATTAAAATTCCACCCCTTCCACGTAGGCAAGAGCTTGCGGCTCTTCGAAGATCGCGTCGAAGTCGGAATGAATTGCATAGAAGCGTTTATCTGTCCAAATTGCCTCTTTACCCTCAGTCGTCTTACGAATCTGCATATCGTAGGTGTGGACCATTGCAAAGTTCGGCTGATAAGTAAAGAGAATAGCTCCTTCCGGCATACTCCAGACCTCTTCTACATCGTATGCGTTGACTTTCTTCGTCCCTCCCAAGATCTGCAACTGAATAGATGCGCTGGTGTCCTTCTCAGCCAACATTTGAAGTCGCTCACTGAAGGTATTTGGATGCATAAAGTATTTAAATACCCCACCAGCACGATAACGGGTTGGTATCGCACGTTCGACCTCAAATAAAATCCCTGTTTTCTCTTTAGCCGAAAGTGTCTTCCAATCCAGATAATGCCCCGTTGTTCTGGCCAGCTTCAGCCAGCCATCATTTATGCTCAAAAACTCATAATCCGGATCAGTGTTCAGAGTTGCAGTATCACCATTAAAGCCGATGTCCTGCATATTCTCACCGTAGTTGTTTGCCATAGCCCGCATGATGA